ACTAGGGGCAAGCAAAGCCTGTTGGTTTTGCATATATTGTTGAGCCGCCTCTTGAGGAGACTGCGCCAAATACTGTTGCCCAAGGTTAAATAATCCACCTGCCGCAGTTTGCAATGGAGCATACTGCTTTTGTGCGCCTAAACCTTGTTGTATCTGTTGTCCCATCAACCCAGACAATTGCTGTTGATAGGCTTGATATTCAGGAGATACGTTATATCCTGCACCAATCAAGTTGCCATTAGCATCTGTTTGGAAGTTACTTTGTCCATAACGGCTCGTAACTCCAACAGGACGGAACTTAGCCGCATCTGCCGCTATTCGTGCCGCCTCTAATTGCGCTTGGGCAGAGGTGTTAGCGGCGCTACGAGCAGAATCACCCTGCATCATGCCACCTAGTAGGCTACCTCCTGCCATTATTGCTGGTGCTATCCAAGGCATATTATTCCCCTTTAATTAAAATTTCATCCACTTTGGACGGGTCTTTCTCGTCCGTAGCATGAACACAATACCAAACTACATCGGTGATGGCTTTAACACCATGATTTTCACCAGCCTTAATGTCAATGCAAGCAGGTGCTTCAACAATCTGAATATCACCTTCTTTAACCACTACAACCTTACCTTTGGCAAGAATACCGAAATGCGAGTAGTTATGCTTGTGTTGCATAAGCATCTGCCCCGCATCAATGTGCGTTTCCTTGGCATACAGTCCATCAGAAAAGTGGTGTGTAATCATAATTATATGTATAGAACAGTTGCGGTTGCAGAAACAGTCGATGTAGTTGTATATGCCGTTGTTGTAAACGATGGCGATACAGATATTAAACCAGCGGCAGACTCATTAATTGTTTCAGTACTAGCAGAAACGCTAGATGCGCTATAAGCCCTACTAACTGCATCAACTACGTATGTACCAGTTTTTGTTCCGTTATTGGGAAAGTTTGCTATTGTATTGTTTCCACGAACATAAACATTACCTGTTGTTCCAGCAAGAACTGATGTACCAACTGAATAATTCCAATAGTTTGCCCAAATTAAAGTCAATGATGGTGTATAGGAATAAACTGATCCTAATCCATGCCCTACATAAAGATTTCCATTTGCATCACAACTTAATGAACTGGGGTTTTCAAGCGTTGCACCTGTTGTTTTATATGTAATATACGTTTGTATAGTTCCACTTGTATTATATTTTGCTATTACGCTAAAGTAATCTGGACTACCTGTCTTATATCCTGAAACATAAATATTATCAGATGAATCTATTGTTACATCTCTTAAATCTCCATCATCAAATTTTCTTTTCCATTGTTGCGTTCCAGAACTATTGTATTTTAATATTACGCCATATTTAAAAGTATATGTTGGGTTTTCTTCTGATTGTCCTACAACATAAATATTATCAGATGAATCACGGGCTATTGAATTAAGTGTTGCGATACCACTTGCTGTATTAGCACCTGCCAAACCAGTTGACCAAGAAATAGTACCTGATGAATTTAATTTCAAAATAAATGTGTATCCCGTAGTCCTACTTGCTGAACCACCATAATATCTTGCACAAACATAAATATTTCCAGAAGAATCACAACATAAACCAAATCCTACTAAATCTATACTTGTTAATCCATATAAATTTGCCCATTGAAACGCTCCAGAACTATCCCATTTTGCAACCAAAATAGTTCTATTACCCGAACTAGACTTAGAACCAGTTATATATACATTATTAGATGAATCTACTTCAATGCCACCAAAGTAAAAATCGTCAGTTGTTGATAAAGCAGTAGAAGTCCAAATAATATTTCCTACTGCATCAAATTTATGAACGACTAATTTTTTAGCAGTAACGTCCTCAAAACTTACACGATAAATATTTCCAGCAGAATCTTTTGCAATGCCACGACTTCCATACGTAATACCAGCATAAGTGCTTATAGCATTTATCCAATTAACGCCACCTGAACTTGCTAATGTTTGCTGAATAGTCATTAAACTGTTCCTGTAATTACACAAGCATTAGAGCCATAAAATAACACAGTACATAACCCACGAGCAACAAGACTAACTGATGTAGCGGCAGTGTTTACGCCTGATTTATACGCGGTAACTGCCGAACAAGTAATAGTAATAGTAGAACCTGAATTATTATAGATTGAAATTGCTTCACCAGTTGAAAATACACTTGCAGGAACAATTACGCCAGCAGAAGTTGAAACGTGTTTTCCTGCGTCACCACTTACTAATGTGTAAGAAGTTGTTTGTGGATTTTGAATAATTGTTCTTAAATTTCCTTTAGTATCATTAGGATTAGTAATTGTGGCAGTTGTTATTGTTGCCGTAGGGATTGTTACAGTACCAGTAAACGTAGGACTTGCTAAGTCTGCTTTGGTAGCAACAGCAGTAGCAATACTGTTAAATTCAGTATCAATCTCAGTTCCCTTAACAATTTTTAAGGCGTTGCCAGAAGCAAGGCTATCCTTACTGGCAAAATTGGTTGCTTTTGTATAGTCTGTCATTACAATTCCTTAATAAATCCTGCCTTCTTTGGCAAATATCTCAATCTTTTGGATGCTCAAAGGATAAACATTGATGTCAGCCTCATATCCAGTTTGAACAACTTTACCAGAACCAGTTGGATAAACACTCAATGTCTGCAAAGTAACTCCACCAGAGTATTCTGCAATCACAGTAGCGTTTGCTCCATATTCTGCTATACCATAATATGAAACAGTTTGAGAAGGAACTTCGGCAGACTGAGAGTAATAATTACCTGTAAAGTCATATCCCCACTTAAACGTCACATATTGATTGCTACCACCAATCACCACAGTTCTAAGTTTCTTCAAAATAGACGTAGCAGAGGGCGTACCAAGATCAGTATGGTTCGTAAAATATTGAAAACGATATGTGGCGGTATCATCGTTATAACCAGAATAGGTAGCAAGGTAGCCCCCTTTACCGATGTACAAAGTACCATCTTGTTTTGTCAACAAGGATTTAGGCTCAATTGAGTCCCATGTGGTAACTCTAGCCGAACCATCTTGCAAAGTACCTTTCATATCAAAGCAGTAAACTGACTTTAATACGGGCAAAGTTAGTAAGTAAATGGCTTCTTGACTGTTGTATACAGACTTAATCGTAGGCAAAGATTCACTAGCAATAGCAGAAATTAGATCATTACGGACATTCTTAGATAAGTCACGCAATGGCATAGACTTCTCTTGGATAGTCCTCAATGCACTACGCACACCCGTAGATGATAGGAAAACTAAGTCAGTTCCTGTATAAGCCAAGGAATCTCTAGCCACACAGCCAATTCCTGTAATGACATCTTGCAAAGTCATCGTAGAAGGAGTTGTTGCACCTTGATAAATCAAAATATTGTTTTTACCAAAAATGAACAAAAAGCCATTGTGTGCGCCCAAAGCAACAATTACATCGCCACCTCTAGGCCAAACAGTAGTGGTATCTAGCGTTCCAGCAGTACCAGTATTCCATTTATTTGCTAACTTGGTATCGCACCACTGAACAGTTAACTTGTCTGAAGACACATCGGCTGTCCAAAGCCTTCCATAGGCACTCAGAGCCGTGTTTGCCAACTGAGCAGTACCTGCATAACCAGTTAACTCGCTAATGCGTCTAAAGGTCGTTGTAGATAGGCTAGGATCAAATACAAGAGGATCATGTCCTGTTTGAAACAAGTAAAGTGCGCCAGCCAAGGAAACCATCTGCCAATTGCTTGCAGTAATGGTTGGGGCAGTACCCCCTCCCCCATAGGTCAAAGTAACAATGGTTGTACTACTTAACTTAAATAGTTTATTGTTACCAGCCATGATGGTGTAGGAGGTAGCATCAGAGGTCACCACCTCGCCAATGGAAGTAATATCGTTGGTGGACAAGTCTGTATTAACAGCAGAATTAACCTTTGTCCAACCTTTTCTAGCCCCAACACGACCATACTGGTCAATTACGCAGTTATTCGCAATAAGTGCAAAGCCACTAGCCAAGTCCAAAGACGAATCTTGGGTGTTTAACCCATAGAAGCCTGGGGCTGTAATTGAGTAGGCTTGTACTGCTTCTGCCATTACACCGCCTCAAATGAGTCGTTTTCAGGCGATCTAGCCAATTCCAAAGCAATCAGATCAGACATAGAGGACTTGTATAGCGCATAAGCCTCTGAACTACTCAGACCACCATCTTCACCACGCTCAACCAAAGCACGAGCAAATGCACCCAAAACAATAGGTTCTTTTGCCAACAAGGTGGTAGAAGCATCAGTTGTGAAGTCTGCTTCAGGAACTATCAAACTAAACCGAATACTGTATACAGCATCAGGAACAGGCCAAAAATTGACCTTAATATCGCCATTTGTATCTACACCCTTAATTGAGTAATACATTGGCAAACCCTTTGTAGGGGTTGGCGTTGTGTAGTAGAAAGAATCGTAATTAGCATGAGATAAAGGTTGCATCTCATAAAAACTAGTGGTATTAATCACATCCATAGTCTTAAAACGCACCCCCGCCCCCGTAATGCTATACGGGCCAGTTGTATTCGCAATAGTGCTTACAGTAATTGGGGTATTAAAAGCATCCCAATCATAAGCATCAGAGACTTGACGCTTGGCATCATTGATGTACTTGCCTACAAGGGCAGAAACTGTATTTTCGGAAACAGTAGTAACTTGTGGTTCGCGCATACGAATCAACACATCGTTAACCAAATCTAGATAGGTAGGTAATGCCATTACTTCTTCCCTTTATTTCTCGCAGAAATCGCTTTTGCTTTTGCCTTTGCGTCAGCCTTGGAGGAAGCCCCCCATGCTTTTAGAGAAAGAAGCAGTCTTGTCGGTTCACCAT